GCCTTTACTTACGCAATACCAATCATCGGTGACTTTTGCCAATGTGAGTGATTCCGTCATTTATTTCACCACACAGCGGCCAAATTACTTTGTGCCGGGTCAATCTGTTGTTGTTACCGGGGCCGGAGCTTACAGCGCGACTTATACAGTCACCGATGATCGTATTGAACCATACACATTTACAGCGGCAACAGCGGCGGCTGATCGAACATACCCATTGCCATTTATTCCTAGCGCTTTGGCCACCTTATCCGGTGGATCAGCCGCACAGCTGTACGCAGCTACTCCTCCGGTCGAAAACGCAATCTTGGTTGTGTCGGTTGAAATCTTTCAAAGCATTACAGCTCCCGGCAATCAAATCATGTCAGACAATTTTCAGCCGGCGCCATTTATTCTTGGTCGCAGCTTAACTAACAGAGTTATTGGATTGCTTGGGCCATTTTTGGACGTTGAAACGATGGCGCAATGAGTATTGAATCAGCGATCCGCACTCCGTTAAAAAATGCACTTTCAACCATTGCTGCAAATGTGTACAACGGAATTCCAGAAACAATGACAAGTCCAAGCATTTGTTTAATTCCGGATGCGCCGTATCTTGAAAGCGTTTTGATCAATGGCGCGACCACAAAAGTTAAAGTCAATTTAACTGTCACAGGTGTCGTGGGTTATTCCAACAATGCCGCAGCTTTAGATAATCTCGAACAATTGATGATTAGTATCATCAGCACAATGCCGAATGGTTATGTTGTCGGCAATGTGAATCAACCACAACCATTGGAAGTCGGTGCCGGTAAGTATCTTACGGCCGATTTACAAGTAAGCACCTACTATACCAATTAAGGAGAAAATAAATTGCCGACAACTATCATTACGGGCAGAGACATCACATTCAGCATTGCTGCTGCAAATTATGATGCTCAAGCTACATCAGCGACTCTAACTGTTGATTCAACAATCAACACTTATCAGACACTCGATGGCAAGGCGTATTTTACAACAGATACACAAGGTTCATTCGCCGTTGAAATGCTTGCAGACTGGGGAGCAGCAAATTCATTGTGCGAAGCTCTATGGACAGCTGCAACAAACGCACCAAATACTGGCCTATCTGTTATTTTTGGAGCAGATTCAGGAGCATCATTTGCTTTTGATGTGCAGCCAATTTTGCCATCTGCCGGCGGTACAGCTCCAGATGCACAGACTGTTTCGCTTGCATTTACATGCGTGACAACTCCAGTATTAACAATTACCTAATAGAAAAGGAAACGGGAGCATGAAACTACCAATCACAATTGAATTCACATCCGGGGAGAGTGCAACTTATACAGCACTCCCACCGGAGTGGATGAAATGGGAACAAAAAACCGGAAACACTATTCAGCAAGTATCTGAGAAAATGGGCATTGCTGATTTAATGTTTTTGGCGTATCACGCAAGCAAGCGCGAGGCAGCCGGAAAACCTGTCAAGCCATTTGAAGCGTGGTGCGAAACTGTGACCGACATCAGCATGGGAGAAACCGAAAACCCAAAAGTTACGAATCCGGATCAATAAACCGGGTTATATGGGAATTGGCTATTGCAACTGGATTGTCACGATCAGAATTTAAAACAGCCGAGGATGTTTTAACCGCTTTTGAAATAGTTAGGATGCGAAATGGCAATTGAACCAATCACTTATGATAAGAGTGATTTGCGCGGCATCATCAAGGCTTTTAAAGCTATGGATGAAGCGTCTGTTTCAGAGGCCAAAGATGTTTCAAATGGATTGGCTACTTATGTGCAGTCAAAAATCATTTCATCTGCAAGTGGACGGCCTAATCGAGCTGCGACAAAAATTGCTCAAGGTTCGCGTGTTAGTAAGTCATCAAAAATAGGTGAAATCAGTTTTGGCTTTGTATCTCAAAAATTTAGCGGTGGTGGCACGACTCAGCAATTATGGGGCGGCTACGAATTTGGTTCGAATAAATACAAGCAATTTCCGGTGTGGTCAGGTAGTGGGCCTCGCGGTGGCTCTGCTGGATACTTTATCTATCCGACATTGCGAGCTGAACAGCCACACATTATTGCTCAATGGGAAAAAGCATTTACTAAGATTTTGAAGGAGTGGTGACATGGCAGGTCAAGGCTCACGCACGCTAAAGCTCTCCATCCTTGCCGATGTCGATGGACTCAAAAAAAGTCTTGATGTAGGTTCAAAAGATGTCGATGGATTTTCTGGCAAAATTGGAGAATTCAGCAACAAAGCTAAATTGGCCTTTGCAGCTGCCGCTGCTGCCGCTGGAGCGATGGCAGTCAAAATCGGTGTTGATGCCGTTAAAGCCGCGTCAGATTTAGCCGAAACAATATCAAAGGTCAATGTCCTATTCGGAACAGCGGCAAAAGACATTGAAAAATTTGCGAATGGAGCCGCTAAAGGACTTGGACAGACTAAGCAACAAGCATTGGATGCCGCTGCAACATTTGCAACATTTGGTCGATCTGCCGGATTGACTGGCCAAGATTTAAGCAAGTTTTCAATTGACTTTATAAAATTGGCCTCCGATCTAGCTTCGTTTAATAATACAACGCCGGAACAAGCAATCAATGCAATTGGATCAGCTTTGCGAGGTGAATCCGAACCTTTAAGAGCTTATGGAGTTTTGCTTGATGACGCATCGTTAAAAGCGGCTGCATTGGAACTTGGCATTATCAATACCACCAAAAATGCACTCACACCTCAGCAAAAGGTGTTGGCAGCACAAGCTTTAATTTACAAACAGACAAGCGCGGCGCAAGGTGATTTTGAGCGCACATCTGACGGATTGGCCAATAAGACAAGAATTCTTTCAGCTGAGTTAGACAATGCCAAAACTACAATTGGAACGGCATTGTTGCCTATTGTTTTATCATTGGCAACAACTTTTTCAGACAAGATTATTCCAGTTGTTGAAAAGGTAGCGGGAGTATTTTCAAACAAAGCCGGGGGTTTAGGTGAATCATTCAATAGTATAACTCAATCAATAATTACTTTTGTCACTCCAGTATTTAACGGTGTTGTTAAACTATTTAATTCGGTTAAAGATGCTGTAGCAGCCAATGTTGATAACTTTGATGCTTTTCTAGACGTTGTTAAATATGTAGCTCCATTGGTTGGAGGCGTAGTTGCCACAGCTTTGAAAGTTATTGCACCAATTGCCGGTGCTGTTATAGAAGTATTTGGAACTGTAATCGGCGCAATCAAACCTGTTTTAAACTTTGTTATAGATAGAATCAACGATGTGATTCGCGGACTTAATATCATTAGTCCATTTAAAGACATTCCTTTGCTGTCAAAAATTGGTAGTGGCCCGGCTACATCATCAAGCGGTAATGGAACAAGCGTGCCAACGGCTTCGTTACCTTCGGGATTCAAACCAGCAACTGCAACTGGCCAAGCAGGCGGATTAGTTGGCTCAGAAATAATTACATCTCCGCTTGCAGCTGTAGCGGCCTCTATTCCATCTGCAAGCAAAACAGCGGCTTCACAAACTAGTGATTTAAATCTTGCAAGTTATCCAAGAGCTGGCAATTATGCTGCAAGCGGTTTTCCAACTGGAGAAATGACTGGCACAACAATTAACGTGACCGTCAATGGTGCAATTGATAAAGAAGGCACAGCGCGAACTATTATCAACACACTTAACGATTCTTATTATCGCGGCACCGGTGGATCAACGGCTTTGGTGTCGTGATGACGGTTTTCAATCCTGTTTGGCAAGTTGAAATAAACGGTGTTTCATACACCAATTTTGTTTTGGCTAACTTAACTATCAATTCTGGCCGGACAAACATTTATGAGCAAGCACAAGCCGGATATTGCAATATTAAATTACTCAATATTGATCAGACAAACATTGAATTTAATATCAATAACACCGTGAGCATTTCATTGAAAGATTCAACTAATACTTTTGTTCCAATTTTCGGTGGAACAATTGTTGATCTTGGCATTGCCGTTGCAGAAGTCGGAAATGTTGGTTATGTGCAAAATGTTAGCATTGTCGCTTTAGGAGCATTGTCAAGATTGCCAAAAGCTTTGACCGATGGTGTATTAGCCAAAGATTATGATGGAACTCAAATTGCCATAATTCTTGAAGATTTACTTTTGAATAACTGGACAGAGGTTGCACCGACCGTTCAATGGAATACTTATGAACCGACTACAACATGGGCAACAGCTGAAAACGTAGGTCTTGGAGAGATTGATCAGCCAGGTAATTATGAACTGTCAGCTAGAACATCCAATCGAACAGATGTGTATTCTTTGGTGGCTGCTCTTGCAACATCTGGACTTGGTTATATTTATGAATCTGGAACCGGAGCAATTTCATATGCTTCGAGCACTCATCGCAGCACTTATTTAGCTGCTAATGGGTACACCGATGTTTCAGCAAATGAAGCGCTTGCGTCAGGAATTTCAATTGAAACTCGCGCTGGAGATGTACGAAATTCAATTACTGTCAAATATGGCGCCACATCATCATCTGAGGAATCTGCCGAGGATGCGGCATCTATTGCAATCTTTGGCCGCTTATCACAAATTATTTCAACAACGCTGCACAATTCAGCCGATGCAGATGATCAGGCAGATTTTTATTTAGCACTCCGCGCTTATCCTCTTGCAATGATGCAATCAATTACTTTTGAATTAACAAATCCTGAAATGACTGATGCGGATCGTGATGCAATAATCAAGATATTCATGGGATTGCCGCTGAGAATTAGCGATTTACCTTTAAACATGAATTCTGGAACCTATGCAGGTTTTGTCGAAGGATGGACAGTACGAGCCGGATATAACACAGTTTCAGTAACGGCTTTATTGTCACCGCTGGCATTTAGTATTCAGGCGATGAAATGGGAAACCGTTTTGCCGGCTGAGCAATGGAATACCGTTTCAGGCGCGCTGGAATGGCAAGACGCCACGATTGTGGCATAAGGAGGAGCAATGACAAATCCCACGAGTAATTATGGCTGGCAAATGCCGACAGCAACCGATTTAGTTACGGATTTGCCGGCTGATTTTGAGGTTTTTGGTCAAGCTGTTGATACAGCAATGGCTGATCTTAAAGGCGGTACAACGGGTCAAATCTTGTCAAAAACAACAAATGCGGACATGGATTTTACATGGATTGCAAATGATCAAGGTGATATCACGGGTGTAACGGCCACATCACCATTGACAGGCGGCGGCACATCAGGAGCAATTACTGTAGGAATTCTTAGCGGCACAACATCAAATCTTGGTGCTGTGCAACTTTCGGATTCAATTTCAAGCACATCAACCACTTTGGCTGCAACGGCAAATGCCGTTAAATCAGCTTACGATAAAGCATCAACGGCTGCCACAACATCGGTTGCTGGAATTGTGCAGCTTTCTGATTCAACATCGACCACTTCATCAGTATTGGCAGCTACTCCAACAGCTGTCAAAGCTGCTTACGATCTAGCAAATAACGCTTCAACAAAGACTAATTTATTGCTTAATTCGAATTTTGCACTAAACCAACGAGGTTATGTGTCAGCAGCCAACTTGGCTTCTGGTTCTTATGGCTTCGATCGTTGGAAATCAAATTATACAAACACGACTTTAACTTTTACAGCGTCCACACAAGGTCAATCACTTACAATTAACGCAAGTGGTGGATTGCAACAGATTATTGAACAAGGTCTAGTACCTGCTGGCACTTATACATTGTCTTGGACAGGCACGGCAACAGCGCGTGTCTATAATTCAGGCGGCACACCTCCATCTTATGCTGCTTCACCTGTTACGTTCACAGCTGACGGTAGCGCAAATGTGGTTGTTGAATTTACGGCTGTTAGCACAACAAAAACAGTATCGAAGGTTCAATTTAATGATGGTACTAGCACAACATGGTCGCTTGCCACGCCAACATTACAATCAGAACTGGCAGCATGTCAGCGTTACTTTTTGTCAAACTCTCAAGTTATTACTTGGCAAGGCAACGCAACTAACACACTTGGTTATACAGTTTCGACAACTTTTCCTGTTCAAATGCGAATTGCCCCAACTGTAACTGCTTCGGCAGTAAATCAAAGTAATTTTAATGGCACTCCAACCGCATCACAAATTACAACAGGCGGATTAAATGCAAACGAAACTTGCACAGGAACAGCAAATGCTGCTTATTATCAATTTACCTATACAGCAACGGCGGAACTATAATGAAATATAGATATGAAGAAATAACTGATGATTTTGGCAGCAAGATAATTAAACGCACAGATGAAACTGGCTTTGTTGCTTGGATTCCAATGGATGAAGGCAACTCTGACTATCAGGCTTATTTGGCGAGTCTTGATGAGCCTGCAAAGTCATAACGGTTGGAAAGCATCGAAAGATGCAGCTCAACTTAACATCATCAGCGTGCCGATTGACGGTACAAAGGTCAAGGTGCGATGTGCGAAAGCCGTCGCGCCATTGATCGCTGGATTCTGCAAAGAATTTCACGAGCTGATTGAGCCGATTGATGACGGACAGCTTGATGATTGGGGATATGCGTTTCGGATGATTCGTGGATCAACAGACAGACTTTCAAATCATGCCTCCGGTACAGCTATCGATCTTAATGCGACAAAGCATCCTTTGGGCAAGGTCGGCACATTCCCGGCTGAAAAGGTACCCATGATTCGAGCTTTGGCAAAAAAGTACGGCTTGAAATGGGGCGGAGATTACAAAGGTCGCGCCGACGAAATGCACTTTGAAATCGAATTGAGTGAGGCAAAGGTTGCAGCACTCATCGGGAGCTTGAAGTTAGGAGATAACTGATGGAGCAATTTAAAGCAGCGGCAGCATCATGGTTACGCAGCGCGGTTGCAGGTTGTTTGGCTGTCTATATGACTGGCAATACAAATCCCAAAGATTTGGCAATGGGATTGATCGCTGGCATTGTGCCGGTATTAGCTCGATGGGCTAATCCAAACGATGTAAGTTTCGGCAACAAGAAATGAGTGTCGGCGAATGGACGGCTGTTGGTGGTCTTGTCATTGCAATACTGACAGCTATCTATTCGTCAATGAAAGTCATAGTCAGATCGATTATGAGCGAACTTCAACCGAACTCGGGGTCGAGTCTCAAAGATCAGATTTCGAGAATCGAGGCAAGACTGGATCATCTATACACCAAGCTCATCGATTCTGATCATAAAATCATTTGATATTTGAATTAGACACGCCGTAATTTAGGCGTGAATCTTGAAAATGTCAGATAAGCCTGTCATTCTCTCTTTTGGGAGCAGATCAGCTGTTCCCAGAATCGGGAGCAACAAAATGAACGAATTATCAATTGTGATCTTTATGGTCATCGCCGGGGCTTTGTGGGCTTTGATGGCTTACTCAGTCGGATTTAAACAAGGCGAAAGAGAAGGCTTTTTGAAAGGCCGCGCAATTAGCCGACACGCATCAAATCGGGTGAATTCATGATTCTTGAAAACTATGAATCTGTAGCTGAACGCATTGAGAAGTTTTGGAATCACTATCTTGGCATTGGCCGCATTGACACAGAATTGGTGTATCAGGATGGCACGCGCTACATCGTCAAGGCTTATGGTTTTCGGGAAACAACCGATTTGGTGCCATTTGCCACAGGTTACGCTGAGGAAATTCGCAGCAATGCTAACCGCCATCCCATTGAAAATGCGGAAACCTCAGCAATTGGGCGCATGCTTCATGCAGCTGGCATCAGCAAATTCTCAGATGGCATTGAACGGCCATCATTGGAGGAAATGAGAAGCTATCAAAACAAGCTCTCTGTTGTGCCACCTATGCCTGAGGTTGAATTGATTGTCACAGAATCTCGTGATCCGTGGAGTTTCAACACAGCTTTGGAATCCACCGAACCGGCAATTATGACAGGTGCGGTTCAATGCAAGCACGGCTTTATGAATCACAAGTCAGGTGTTGGAAAGACTGGCAAGCCGTATGAAGGCTACGTCTGCCCGGAGACTGATCGCAATCAGCAATGTAAGCCGGTGTGGTTATGAGCAACTTCGCCGAGATTATCAACATCAAACACATGACCGGCACTTTGCTACTGAATGGCGAGATTGTCGATACATATCAAGTCGAGAAATGCGACAAATGCATGAGGATCGAGAAGCTGGACAAATTCGGCTATCAAAAGTCTGATCCGGCAATGAACCTGATTTGGTTTTGTGGTGAGTGCCGATGATTACTCATTTGGATGAAGTGCTGTGCATGGTTACAGCCATCCAACATTGCACCAATCGATCAGCTGATCACCCAATGCGCTTTCAACGCAATCTCTCATGGTTTGAATATGTAGCTCAAATGGGCCAATCAATGGCAGCTGAGTGGATGGTTGCTCGGACATTGGGATATGACTATTCGCCCGGGATCACATGGGATAAAAGCAAGGCTGACGTGGGCAATAACATCGAGGTCAAGTGGTCAGCCAATCCGGATGGCAATCTATGGATTCAGGATTCAGATCGTCATGATCGCGACATTGCGGTTCTTGTTACAGGCCAGCAAGAACGCATGAAAATAATTGGCTGGATCCCCGTAGCTATTGCTAAAAAGCCACGCTATCGAAACACATCACAAAACAATTGGTCGGTACCTCAAATCAATTTACAACCTATTGAGACATTACAAAGGAGCAATTATGCACATCCTTCTATTTGATTGCTCAATCTGTTCAAAGCTGTATGGCAAGCCGAAACAACGCCATGGGCTAAAGAAAGGTGCCGAATTAACAGAGCATGAATGGTTCGCCCAATGCATGAGCTGTGGCACATTTGGCATCAAGATCGTTGATGATGCAAGGATTGTGGAGTTAAGCCAATGAGATACTTATCCACAACCTTTATGCACAGGCTGTGCGCAACGCCCAAGAGCACGCTCAATGTTGCAATGTATTTGCTATCGTCGATACGCTCCATGCTCGTGGGCGAGCCGCTGTGGCGGATAGCTCGCAAGCGATGCTTGGTGCTATTGGCCATGCTATTTGTTGTTGGCACAACACCGGCTTATGCCACAAAAACTGCAACAACATCTATCGATTCATTAAAGCTATATGCACATTCAAGGATTGTTAATTACAAAGAGTTTCAATGCTTTAACATATTGATAACTAAGGAATCTAATTGGCGTGTTGATGCAATCAATGGAAGTCATTACGGCTTAGGTCAAATGCGTAATCCTAAGTATCGTAACCTAGATGGTTATAGGCAGATTGATTGGTCGATCAGATATAACATTCATCGATATAAATCTCATTGCAATACTCTCAAACATTTCCTATCTAAAGGCTGGCATTGATGAGTCGATCATGGAGAGGTGGATCAACAAGCCGATGGCGCAAGATCAGAGAACAAGTCTTGCAGCGTGACGGATGCTGTCAGCTGTGTGGTCAAACCGAAGGTGAGATGCATATTGATCATGTGATTCCAAAACGCTTGAATGGTGGAGACGAAATCTGGAATTTACGGCAATTATGTAAAAACTGTAATTTGCAAAAAGGTGGGCGTTTTTTTGAGGCGGATGGAACAC